TTTATGCCTTTCCTAGGCACCCATGGAGGGGGATTTGACAGCCAGCCAGCCAGGTGGGGTGGGAGGGGGACCATCCTCAGCTTTCTCCTCATCTTCAGAGACTGGCAGAGGACGAAGGCGCCTCCGCTCCGGATCAAACAAGACGGCTTTAGAGCCGTCCGGCATGGTACACGGAGAGGTGCGCACAGCGTAACGCTTAGCGGCCTTCACAGAGCCTCCGACGGGGTGGAAGTGGGACAGTTTCGTAATGCTCAAGCGATTTGTCGCGAGGGACGAAAACATCGACCACGCCACACCGAAGGTGGCAGGGAGAGCACGCGATGCGGTCACTAGGATGATCGCCACTGTGGCAGCAGCAGTCAAACCAGAGATCGCAGGGTTAGCGTCAGCGTCATAGAAGTCTAGAAGAGAGATGGCGTCCGCCTCTGAGAAGAGAGATGCGAATCCAGACACAGTAGCCGTTCCTTCCACCTGTGAGGTGATGCGGTAAATGCCACTCGTCAGAAATTGGATCTGGCGAGCAGTAGATGACGAATCAGTCACGAAGGTGTAAAGGCGGCGAGCGTGTTCAGGAATCTCTCCTTGGAAGTGGACAGGAAGTAGAGGATCGAGGGGGAGACCATCATTCACAGTGTAGTCTGCAGACGACGCGACCACACGGAGCTGCGGGGTAAAGAGTTGTACCTCGTACTCAACGTATAGTTCAGCGGCGTCGAGACCAGATGTCGCACCACCTGAAATGACGTGCATGTTAGCACAGTCATATAGGCGGACATCAGTCCCTGTGGGAATGGTTTCATCCTCGCGCACATAGCGCTTCCCCTTTGTCGCGAGATCCGCTGGCCTGCACTGCAGCGTGCAGTCACCCCAAGCGGGGGAGCGCACTGCAGAAGCATATGCCATGGCACCGGCTTTGGAAATGGGAGCCTCATCCTGAGCATCATAGTCAGGAGAGAGTCCCATGTAACCGCGCGCGGTGGTAGGGTTCTCGGTCTGGAGGCTAAAGCTCAAGCGCTTGAATACGTAGGTTTCGTAGTTCACGGCGAGCTGAGCCAACCAGGGGAAGGTGTTTGGGTCTCCGGGGTTTACCCTGAACTGAATAGCTTCATAGATACCCGCGTTCAGAGAAACATCTTGGATGAATTCTCGGTGGCGGATAGTTATGCTACCTGGTACAGGGCCTCCCTTAAGGCCTGCTGGGGTGTTTCGGACAACATGTCCGCGAGCCGCTGGGGCACGGATTGCTTGCACACCAGCAGAGGCGGGAGCCTTCTGCTGGCGGAGTTTCTGTTTCTGGCGGATACGGGGCATGGTAATTCACTTTCTGAATTGTCCGAACTAGAGAGCTTCTCCAACCACCGTCGCACAGATTTCCTTGAACAATCCAAGTCTTGGACTGTTTCGCATCTCAGTACACATTTGATGGTACTTACCAGGAAGGTCCGCATCAAGAGGTTGGCTCAAGAATCTGAATAGAGTCTTGTCACCATTCTCAGGGTGGGCCACATCCTTGGTAAAGATGTGAGAACAGAATGAAAAGGAGTTTTCACAGCGCGTGTACATCTTGAGCTTGTGACCCATACGCTCATACACGGCGACTGCTCCGGGAGTAAACTCCTCGACGCAATCGTCGCCCATGGCGATGGCCCAACTAGCTCCAGCGAGACGTGCTAGAAACCACCGCACTCGAGAGTTAGTGGCGCTGGTATTGAAACTGCCGGACAACTGAATGCCTGGAATAGCCAGCTTGAAAAGCTGGCCCGTCGAAGTCGCAAAAGTAGCGTTCACCACACACTTGATGCGGTTGTTGATGAGACGGGCGACTAGACTGTCTGTCTTAGCACCCATCAAGGCGATGCGCATGCGTCCATCGAGTCTCAACTCCCATGCTTGAACAGACCAGTCAAACCCACTCACATCAGCCTCAGCAGCATTGGACAGGTCTCCTCCGGATAGGAGGGAAACCAGGTTCCAAATTTGCTGTAGCTGTGCATCGTCGGTGAGGCCTAAGCCAGGCATGGAAGGAGTGTTGATGTAATCAGCAATCTCCGCCTTGTTTTGTAAAGTGAACAGCGTCCTTTCCACGAGTTGGTCGACCAGGCTGACTGACGCGATTAAGCGTAGCCTGCGCTGGGCGACTTTCTCAGCAGAGTGTGGTTCCTTCTTGACAAAGAAACGCACAGGATCACACAGCCCCAACTCGACCAAGGAGGCGGGATCCTCCTCAGGATTACATTGGGCTAACAACCGTAGTCGCTGCACGGTAGCATCAATAATCAACTCATAGTTAGCCTCCAACACAGATAAATTTGTGGAGTCTAGTCGTTTGAGCGGAATACCGGGGCTACTGGAGCGATTAAGTTGGCTGTCTACTATACGGTCGAGGACCTCTCGTAGGAGGTCCTCGTTGATGTCCTCACCCGCACACCACAAGGGCACAGTGGTGTGTGGGTAAGCGGCAAGAGCGTCTTGCACGAGGGATTCCTGCCTACTGGCAGGAGGTTCCTCTCCCTTAATCCTACGGCCAGCCTGGAAAGCGATAGATGCTAAAATAGCACTTTCACTAGTTCCGGGCCAGCTGAGGTCATTGAGGGAGGGCAGCATCACCGCCGCAGCGGTGAGCTGAGGGCTTACCTTCTTCTGCTTGCCACTCGCAAAGCTAACAGCTGTTGAGCCAATAGTTTTGGTGGGCGTGCAGGAAGTGGGGGGGGAGTCACTTTTGTTTTCTTCCTCCTCCTCTTCCGAGGGGGCGCTCCAGACGTATTCACCGAGTCTTTGCAGGTCGCCGAGGGCTCGGTCGCCCCGGCCTGCCGAAAAGACTGACTGGTTGTCGAAGCATTCCCTGTTTCCAGAAGCCCCGTAGGCATAACTGCCAAAGGGGGAGACACCTTAGTCTTCTTCACATTGCGCTTGGATACAGCCCGCAGAGGCCGAAGGAGAGGCCATCGCGCGCCACCAGTGGGTCTCCACTTGGGGGCGGGCTTCATAGTCTCATACTCGTCCTCGAACTCTGGTTCGGGAGGCATTTGCTCTTCCTCGTCCTCGTCATCACTCCACCACTCCTCTCCCATTACCGGTAACATTACTGGGTGAGATTGGACATGGCGGTCGCGGTGGTAAGACTTTGGTTCAGCCCGGGAGGAACGATACTGCTCGGCAACCACCTCCGCCTGGTCATGAAAATGAGCCATGAATGATTCATGGTCTTCTCTTTCCTGGTCTGAGTCTGGTGGTTCCCAACTCTGCTCGTGCAACAATCCACCAGGAGGCTCAGTTTCTCTGTTAGAGATACTTAACGACAGGGCGAATGTGATTGCAGTCGCGGAATTCAATCCGGTACGAGGGTCACGCGCAGTGTGTACTGCAACGACTTTCCCTCCCGCCAACAAGGGTGCTCCTGAGGAGCCATACGAAGTGGAGGCGGAATGGTTCACTTTAAATGGGCCGTGGAAAGCAGAGTCACTCAACGGGTGAGTGACGTTTCCAAAGCTCTTGTAGAGCTGTCCATCCTTCCTGGTCCCGAATGTGGTGACCAGGGCACCAGCCTTGGGGCGGAGATCCAATTGAATGGCTCTCACGCCGGCTGCAGCCCAGATTTTAGCAGGCACGTTCAACATGGCAACGTCTAAGTGTTCTTTCGACGAGGACATGCAAATCGGCCACTTCTTCATAGGGGTTTCGCAATCCTTACTCGTTCTCATCATGACTCTGAACTCCTTTCGCTGAGAGCGAATGGCATCCACGACATGATAGGCCGTTACAAGGACGGTTCCATCATAGCTGTCTGAAACGGGCCAGCGTGAATACTTCACGCGTGACCCGAATCCGACAATGCTAACGAGGTCATCGCCGTCATAACTCCTAAACTGGACTAGGCCTGGAGGCCATTTGTCAGTGCTACGAGGTTGGGATCCCGGTACGGCCATCTCTAGGAGATGTGCCGCCTGGGAGACGGGGGGGGGGTTTTGTTCAGTAAACCGGGTTGCAGCTGTCGCCACATCCAGTCCTACTTGCACATAGATCAGTTTTCCGTCGTATTCCACCTCAAGCATGAATCCCCCTTTCGGGTTTTCCACTAACTTGGAGGGCAACAACGGGGGAACGTGTATCATCTCGAGCTCAGCAATAGCTTCATCGAGCTCTCGCTTAGCGAGGGCTCGGCGCATCCTGTTGCGGCACTCTGCGATTAACAGGTACAGCATTAGAATGCTACTAGAGAGAAATGCGGCAACGGCCACAACTTCGGGATGGGCAAGAACCCACTGATAGGTGGTGTACGAATCCTTGAAAGGGTTCGTAA